TGACCCATCGGAACACATAGTCCGGATACTTCGCCTCGATCTCCTTCGGGACCGTGAGCTTGAGTTGCTGGATCCTGTCGAGGGTTCCAGGCTGGCGGCGGCGGCGCTCTTGAGCCACCTCGTCCTTGCGGGGCTGCGGGCTCATCGGCCGTTCTCCTCTTCCCAGTTCTTGAGGAAGTCGGACATCTTGACCCCCCGCTTTTCAAAGCGCTTGGCCGCGTCCTGAGCTTCCCGGGGAAGGTCGGCGAGGGTGATGGGGCCTTTGCGCGGTTGTGACGACCTCTGACCGCCGCCCATCAGGGGCGCGCGCGGCTGAGGCTTGGCGGGGGTCAGCGACGGTGTGTCCTCGAAATGCTCGGGAAACCGCTTTTTGACGGCCTTCTCCGCAGCTTCGAACTGCTCGGCGGCAGACATCCCCTGTGCGGCATAGGTGTTGCCCAGCCCGATGGCGAAGGCCGTGGCTTCCGGATCCACGTTCCACCAGCCGGCGTTGCGCTCCTGGAAAGAGGAGAACTCCGGCGCCGGCCGGGAGGCCTCAACCTCACGAACCTGACGCACCGCGGCGATGGCGGCGGCGGGGTCGTTGTCTTCAACGGCGCGGCGGGCACGGGCCTCAGCTTCAGCCAGTGCCGTGTCCCGCTGCTGCTGGAGCGTGCGCTCCATGGTGCGGGTCGTGGTCTCCAGCGTCTTCTTGAGCGTCTTCGCCTGCTTCTTGGCGGCGTCGAAGCCCGTCACGCGCTCGGTGACGAAGGTGGCGGCGTCCTTCCATTCTTCCTCTGGGCCGCGCCACTCTTCCTTCGGAGCCCAGCCGGCCAGTCTCGCGACCGACTCGGCTTCGAAGGCTGTCTGTTCGCTCTGCTGTTCGGGCAGGGCGTCGTCCGGCGCGGGGGCGCCTGCCTGATCATCAACGATCAGGGCTTCGGCTTTTTCAGCCATATGTGCCTCGTGGGGTGGGACCGCTCAGGTGCGGCAGGGTTTCCCGTCAGGGGAAATCAGTGGGCTTACTGTCCGCCCCTCGGGCAGCGACAGCAGCCAGAACAGGCTCGGCGCGGGTCACCACGGCGGCGATGTCGCGGTCCTTGCAGAGGCGATACTCTCGGCCGTCATCGCCCTGGATCAGGATGCCAGCGAACTTGGCGAAGATCACCTCGTCGCCAGCGCGGGGAAAACGAGTCCCCTCCGGGAAGGTCGCGTAATCGAAAGCGGCAGGGCTTACCGAAACGAGACGTCCGCGCACCGTGGCCAGGCCTTCACGCTCCTTGGCGATCTCGGGCAGGAACAAGCCGCCTGCGGTCTTCTCCTGCACCTCTTCCGGCGCGATGATGACGTTGTATTCGAACGGCTCGAAGCCGGGCTTGCAGTCGGACAGGGCAGGGATCAGTCCCATGTGGTCTCTCTGGGCTAGCGGCGCGGCGCGCCATATTGCTGGGCTTGTTCCCGGTGCAGCTGTTCAGCCCACCGGGTGGCGGCGTCCGCGCTGTCAAAGGCCCCTAGGTGCCGGCCCGTCCTCAGGAACAGATCGATTGCCTGCTGTTCATCCAGTATCCGGCCGTCGTCGCTGACGGTTGGGATCAGGTATTCGGTGCCGTCGAAGTTTGCCGACATGCTGCGGACGGTGCTGATTGAGCCGTCTGAGTTGCGCACCGTGGGCCGGTTGTTCAGGTCGATGTTGCCGGACTCGACTAGGCCCGGGATGCTGATGGCTGACCCGTATCCCTGCTGAAGCGCATTGACTGTCTGAGCGGCCGGCCCGACCAGACCGACGGGAAAGGCGAGTGCGTTTCTCATTCCGCCTCCGGCTCTATCCCAGCGGCCTCACACCATTGTTCGTAGGTCGTCTCGTGCAGAGCCGCGTAGGCGTCAGCCCGGGAACGCAACTCCGTCAGCAGGAGCGGGTCCGATTGGCCCGCCTCCCATGAGGCTTGGGTCCATGCCGACTTCTGGGCCTCCGACATCGATCGGGCCGCCTGGAATATCGCCTTCGTAACCGGGTGCTCCAGCCACGATTCCCATTGGTCCCGCGTCATTGGCCATTCCCGTGGTGAGCCCGAACGACAGGGCGTTGATCATGGTCTCGACTTCGGACTGCTCGGCGTCGGCCAGCTTCTTGCGAGTATCGGCCTGCTTGTTCTCAAGCTCGGCGACCAAGGGCGGCGGAGGCTCGGATGGCTTGGCCATCAGCTCCTCGACATTCGGGATGTCTGCCGCCTCCAGCACGCGCTTGTTGATGGCGATACGGTCCATCGTCGGATCTTCGCGGAACGGCATGAGGAACTGAGCCTTGGCCAGCGCCTGCATTTTGGTGATCGAAGACGGGTCCGCCACAGGCTGGACGTCGTTGCCGGAGCGCTCGAAGTCGGCGAAGAAGTCGGCCTCCGGATCATCGACGACCTCGGCGTAGGCTTCCGGCTCCGGATAGTCCTGCTCGCACCGGTAGATCAGTTGATACTCGTCCTTCAGAGACCGGTAGATCCGCTTGTAGATCGAGGTGAAGACCTGCAGGCCTTGGTCGATCAGCGCGAGGACCGTGCCCACTGGCATGGTGGCGTTGCCGCTCTCGCCGGACAGAACGTCCTTGATAGCCGCGATGTCCTTGGCGGCCCCCAGCATCATTTCGAGAAGCTGATAGAGGACCGGTGAGGGGTTCGGGAACGTCCGCTCCACGATGCCGGCCCGGAGGTCGTTGCCCGAGACGCTGACAGTCTTGTATTCGCCCGGCTTGAACTTCAGCGATCCGGTCTGGCCCGTCGCCTGCAGCCTGAGGCCCGACGCTACGAAACCGCCCCCCGCGACCTGGGCGTGGGCCGAGTCCACCAGCATGTTGATGGCCGAGTCGATCACGTCCATCAGCGGTGCCAACAGGTGCCCGAAGCCGATGTCGTAGAAGCGGCCTTTCGGGTCCGGCAGGAAGCCGTATTTGATGAAGCGGCGGCGGCGGTTGATCTTCCAGACGCCTGAGGGCTGGCCCGTCTCGTCCGTCAGCAACTCGACATCGTCGGGGCCAAAGTCCGGCACGATCGACAGAACCTCCGAGGTCCCCCTGTCGACGGTGACGATGTAGGGTTCCACGACGCCGTCCCCGTCCAGATCCTCAAGCCGGTGTTGCTCGAGGACAAGACGCTCGCCTTCGTCATCATCGCCTTCAGGAGTCAGGACGAAGTCGCGGTAATCGCCGGCCGCCTGACGGGCTTTGATCTCGTAGGGGTAGAGGTCGAAGTCGTGGGTGATCCGCGGCGCGCGGTCCAGAGATTGCGTGTTCTGGTTGACGGTGATCCGCATGGCCGAGACGTACTCGACCCGCTTGCGGCCTTCCCGGGCATCGAACCACACCTTGCGGAAGGCGCAGCCGATGATCGGAAGCTGGTGGATCAGGGCATCCGTATCGGCTTCCCAATCCTCGATCTTGTAGAAAATCTGATAGTTGAGGAACGTCTTAACCCGGGTAGCTCGCGCCGCCTTCTTGCCCTCCGGGTCCTTGCCGAACACCTTCAGCGAGATCGCTTCGTCACCCTTGACGATACCCGGATACGCCCGGGCTCCGAACTGAAGCGCTGCCACGGTCAGAATGGGATAGTGGACGTTCGCAGCGTTCGGCCACGGATAGTCCTTAAGCTCGACATTCTCCTGCGCCGCCTTATCGAGCGCCGCCTGAGCCTTATCTTTCCAGTCCTTGCGGCTGTCGTCGTCGCGGATCCAATCCTCGACCACCTTGCCGCCCAGATCGGCAACGACCGTGTTTTTGAGGAGGTCGCTGATGTCACCTTCAGCCTGGGCGAACTCGAACAGCAAATCTAGGGAGGATAGGTCCTCCTCAACGACATCGATTGCGTCGACACCGTCGTAAAACTCGACCGCGTCCGGGTCGATGACATACATATCCGTCATCTAGTACCCCGTCCTGGAGTTGCGGGACTGATCGTTCCGGTGATCCTCACCGAACTGGAACTGCGGTCTGACGATCGCCCGCGCCATCCCTGACATGATCAGGTAGCGCTTGGTGTCCATCAGGTGATCGCGTTCCTTGACGATCTTGCCCTTGTCGTCGCGGCGGTAGAGGCGAAGCTCGGAGCGGTAGTTGGTGAGGGTCCGGAACACCTTCAGACGCCCGGAGACCATGCGGCGGTAAACGGCGAAGATGCCGGCCTCGACCGTGTTGTTGGCGGGATGAATGTCCAAGCCGAGATCCTGATACTCATCCATCAGCGCCTCGCCGTCCTTCTGGGAGCGGCCGCGGGCGGCAGGGTCGATCACGCCGGGTATCCAGTCGCCCCGCGCCTTGATGGCGTCGGCGTGAACCTGCGGCGTGGCCTCGCCCTCGTAATGCTCCGAATAGAGATAGACGGTGTCGCTATCGCGGTCCCACGCGCCCCACAGACAGGCGGTGCGCTTCCAACCGACATCGAGAGCATATGCGCGGGGCCAGTGTTCGGGGATGTCGAAGGCATCGACCAGAACGGCCTCTTCCTCGACAGGATAGATGACGCCGGAGCCAAGGGCCGGAATGCCCTTGGTCCGCGCGTCGCGTTGGTGCGGCGGGATCGAGTCCCAAAGCTCGCGCTTGGTTTCCTCAGAGAGGTGAGGGACGTCGTCCCACGTGATCCCAATGCACCATTTGGACATGACGTCCGGGCTTTAGCCCTCGCTCATTCCGAGGATGGGACGAGCGTCGCCCTTCTTGTGGTTCGGATCGCCGGACGGATCGGCTTCCGGGTCCCGAGCCTGGCCTGCGATGCCGCTGACCTTCTGGCCTTCTTCCTGCTTCTGAGTTTCGGGCTCGGGCGTGACAGTCTTCTTGGTGTTCGCCATGGGGCCTCCTAAGCTGGCGCGAGTTCGGGCATGAAGCCCAAGGCCACGTCGGTCAGACCGTTCAGCGGCGTGAAGGTCGCGATGATCATTCCGTTCGTGGTGGCGGTACGAAGCAGCAGCTCCGTATAGACTGGCTCGGGCGGCTCCTCGTCGCACCAGCCGATGTCGCGTTCCGTGCCCTGCCATGCCTCGCGGCCCTGATCGTAGGATCGGAACTGAAGAATGCTCCAGCCGCCGCGCTCATGGCGGACAGGGACGTAATCGACGTGGTCGCGAACGCCCGGAGCCGGGACAGGCTTGCCGAGGCTATCACGGGGGACCATCCCGGTTCCCCGCGCTTCTTTCGGCCCCAGCAGCTTGGAGACCAGAATGTCGCGGGTCGTGGTCGCCGTGTCCCCGCCGGCCAGACAGTTGACGGGCTTCTCGAACTTCCGGCCGGGCCACCAGTGCGGGTATTGGCCTGTCAGATGGCAGGTGACCTCATAGGCCCCGATGCCCTCGGTCTTCCCCACACGGTTCGCAGCCATCGCGGCGCGCTCACGGTGGATCTTGCCCGCAGCGAAGAACGCCATGTGCTTGGCGTATAGCTCACGTCGAAGAGGGCCTTCGTCGGGGTAGTATTCGAAGAACTTGCGCCCCTCGGCCCTGCGCTGCTTCTCCTCCAGCAGGGCGAGGAGTTGATGTCTATCCAGCACCGTATTTTGCCGACAAGTCTGCAATTTTGGCGTCGATCTCTTCGTCCGTCATGCGCTGAACCGGCGACGCGGATTCCGGAGCATCAAGGCTGAAAGCTTGGCGCTCCAGCCCGACAATGTTCTTCAAGGCGCCGGACAAGGCCATGATCGAACTGGCCCGAGAGGATAAGCTGACCGCCCGGTGCATGGCCGCACGCCGCTTCTCTGCACGAGCTTGAGCCGACTCACTGGCCCCATCGCCCGGGTCGGTAAAGGCCTCGATCTCCTCCGCGATCTCCTCGCGATGCGCGGTCGTCATGTCCAGCTCTTCGACAAGGCGGGCCGCCACGTCTCTGGATCGGCCGATGTCCTGTCGGTGGGACCGAACAACCTCAACGCCACGGGCCGCAGCAGCGTCAATCGCCTCGTTCGCGTTGGCCGCTGAAACCTCGTCTGAAACCAGACGTGCTGAAACCTCCTGCCTGACCCTGGCCGCGAGGTCTCTCGCCCACCCGTCTTTCTTGGCCCTCTTGTTGATCGCCGTGTGGCTGACGCCGTGTTGGCGTCCGATCTCAGACACCGAAAGCTGGCCGGCGCGATACTCACGCTCGACGGCTTCCCAATCGGTTGTCGCAGCCATTGCT